GCCCAGCCCAGCGGGCAATAGACCGTGCGATCCGAGTAGTCCTCGTCCGAGAGGACCACCTCGCCGCACGTCACCACATAGCGGGCGCAGGTGCCGCGCGGTCCGTCCAGCCAAAGCTCGCGCACGCGGGCGACCTTCGTGCTGAGCATGTTAGATCCAGCGGAAATACCGCTGGAAATTGCACGTCCGTCGAAGGGGTTGCGGACCGCATCACCCGGCTCATCAAGACCGGCATCCTGAATGGTGTCACCGGGATCAGTAGCCCAGTACTCCATCTTGTCGAGGTTCTTCTTGATGAAGGCCTTGCCAAACCGCTCCTCGAGGAACTCCACCGGAACCACACGCTGACGCAGCATGCCCTGCTTCTTGGCATGATCTTGGTGCAGTGCAGGGAACGGGTAGACCTCTCGAGGATGGACAACCTCCAGATCAGCGGTGAGGCCGACCGTGGGCACATCGACGAGGTGGCCCTGAATGCCGCAGCAACCCAGCGTCACGAAGTTGTGGGCGAAGTCACTGACCACCTGGGAGAGGTGGTTCTCAGCCACAAGCGAGTCAGCCACCACCTGAGCGGCCGATCGCTCCCGGATCATCCGAAGACTGGTGCCCTGACGCATGACCTTCGGACGCAGGTCCATGGTCGCAATCCGGGCCACCGTCCGGTCAATCATCGCCAGCAGCTCTTGGCTCTGGAACTCGACGTTCCCATCCTTGTCAAGGTAGTGGGGGGACACCCGACCGTTGTAGGGATCGAAGACGTCAAACCGACGAGCACCGTTCAGGTAGTGCCAAGCCAGCATCCACACCGCTCGGCGGTAGGAGTACCGAGCCCGCTCACGCTCCGCATGCATTCGCAGCAGGCGGGCAATGTCGAGCGGGTCCTTAGGAAGACTGATTGTCTGCGCTGGCACTGGGCTTTCTCCTTGCTACTCCGAGGGGCTTCCACTCGGTTGGGATCTCATCCTCGGACAATTCGAACGACCCGGTGAACTCCGTGCGGGGCTCCTCAGAAGCCACAGGACGAACCGGCGGCAACCCGAAGTCTGAAGAGCCCCGCGTGTAATAGATGCGTGCCATCGCCTCATAGAGGAAGTAGGGGATGGTCACGTACAGACTCTTCTTGTTGTCTTCAGACTTTGGAGCTTCCATCGTTTTCCTTGGCGATAAGGAGGTGACTTACATCATCGGTGCTAAGTCGATTGAAATCAAGGTTAGCAAGTATGGGAATGCCGTTGCCGTCTAGGAGGGTTCCTGTCCTCAAAAGCTCCATGGAGGAGGTCTTCTCCCCGTCTTGTCCCCCCACGGTCGGGATGCGGAACCGCATGATGATGGTGCTCATCGAGACGGTATCGAGGTGGTCGTCGTGGGCAAGGCCGCCGTTCTTGGCTTCGGGGTTGAACTGCTCGATCTGGTCGAAGAGCTCCCGCCAAGGCTTCTCCATCCGCAGCCACATGGGCAGTTTGATGAGGCCGTGCTCGAAGCGGAACTGGAGGGTGCTGATCTTGCCCTCCTTCTGCATCATGCCCACCCGGAGGGGGACCACCCGGGGGAGGTGGGTGGTTCCGGTCATCTCCGTAGCTCGTTGCCGGACCAGGCTTTCCAGCTGCTGGTAGAGGGAGGCCGACTCCCGGACCACCTCGGGGTGGATGGTCGGGACCCGCCACTTGTCAGCCATTCGGAACACGTTCTTCACGAGCTCCGACTCGGGGGTCTTCCCCGCCCACATGTCCAGTACGAACATGCAGTTCTCGGGGGTGGCCGCCATGACGGTAGCCACCTTGTAGTCAGAGTCAGACCCGTGGGTGAAGGAGGTGTCGATCGCCATGAACAGGCGGGACTGCTGGAGGAACTCCCCAATGGGTCGGCGGCGGGTGCCTTCCTTGTCCGACCAGCACAGGATGGCTTTGGAGTTGTAGGGCTGGATGCCGTACTCCATGTCGGGCTCCTCGAGCCACCAGCCATGGGCGTCCCGGTTGAGGACTGGGAAGAAGTTCTCTCCGCTCTCGCCGGGCCGGCCGCGATACTCCGCCAAGTAGACCGAGGTACCCAGTCGTTCCTTGATCTCCTCGAGAGAGATTCGGCCTTTGAGCTTGGGGTTGGCCTTCTTCTCAACCCGAGTGAGCGGCCACATCTCAGGCCAGCAGGAGTGCATCGTGCCGTCCTTCTCGTACTCCGCGTCAAGGAGCATGCGAGACCAGAACTCAAACCGGGGGTCTTGGGCACGAGGGCCTTCCCCAGTCTGCTCAGTCTGCATGGCGTGCCATGCGTAGTGCCGGCGGGAGACGAAGGTGGCCAACCACCGAACCGAAGTGTCAGGACGCATGAGCATCGGAAGGATGATCTTGAACAGCAGTGTTTCGACGTAGTCGCGAAGCACGCTCATCGATGTCGAGGCCTTCGCGTCATACTCCGGGTCGTCCAACACGTAGCACCGGGGTCGGCCGCCACGCTGCTTGCTGGAAGCGGAGATGGAGCGGAGCCACGAGCCGTTCTTCAGGTACATCATCTCCAGACCGAAGGAGGATTCGCCACGTCGGGGGACGATGCGGCCGTCAGGGAAGTCAGGAGAAAAGTCGTCGAAGATGCGCGAGTTGTCTGTGAACTGTGTCTTGATGATTTGGCCCGTCTGCTGCGCGTTGTCGTGCGAGCTCGTAGCGTAGATAAAGGAGAAGGCCGGGCGGGTCAGCATCTGCAACAGGATGGACTTGCGGATGCAGTTGCTCTTCGCGTAACCGCGCGGGGCCACCGCAATGCTGCTTCTGGAAGTAGCCCATTCTTTGTAGATAGAAATATGACCCTTGGGTGTCTCGACTGGGTTGTCGTCGAAGAACAGGGGATTGAAATCCGCATTCGGATCCGGCCACAGGTACCACGCCTCGAAGAAGCGCATCGACGAGATGAAGTCGATAGCCCGCTGCTTCAAGTCGGTCGCTGGAAGGAGCCACTGGCGGCATGCGTTCAGCCTAGCCAGCCGCTGCCCCTCTTGCGAGAGTGTGTCGTAGTCCGCAGGCAGCGGATACAGCGGGTTCTCAGGCGCTGGCGTTATTCGCTTGATTTGCATTGTCGAGCTTGCCAGCTGCGTAGAGCTGCAGCGTCACGATGCGCGTGAAGGCCATGGCCACAAGACGAGGGTCCTTCGCAACGAGCGATTGCTTAATGTAACGTCGGAGCAGAGGCAGCCACTCAGGCAGCAGCTCACCGGAGTCGCTCAAGATCGTCTTCTTCAGAATCATCCCCAGAATCTCCGGGCTCGCAATCGTGATCGTCGGATCCTGGATCGCGATGTCGTACAGGATCTGGCCCGCGTTCCTCGCGAACTGTCCCTCGTCCATCGACTGGATCTGAATTCCCGCTTGCACTACCAGCGGATCCTCCGGCAGGGAGGGCGTCGGTTGCGGCTGGGAGATAGGTGCTGGCGAATTCTGGACGGTCTTGGTTGACGATGCCATGGATGTTCTCCTGGTTGATGCGGGCCACCAGCTTGTTGGTCTCAAAGGAGACCTTCACCTTGCGGCCCTCGTGCGTCTCGATTGCTTCAGCGCTCTGGCGCTGGATCAGGCCCGATGCCTGAGCGACCTCCTTGAGTACGTGGCGCAGTCTAGCATGGGCTCGGAGGGATACGTTGGGGTCAGTGTCACGAAAGTGACGGATTAGGGTTTCCATCTCCTCGTGGACGTCAAAGCCCGAAGCCTGCAATGCGCCCCCCACGGAGTCGGAGGCGAAGAACGAAGTCAGCGGATCCTGCGGCTTCTGCGGATCAGGTAGAGCGGGGGGCATTCTTATCGCCCAAGTAGGGCCTTCTCACGAAGAGCAAAGAACCTACGAAGCGTTTCTGGATCAGAAGGTCTATTCAAAGCGTTTGGTCTACTAAGACTAGCTACGAGCTCAACAGGATTTGCAACCTGGCGAAGCTTTGTGCGGCTTCCTGTGCTGGCTACAGCAGCAGGTGCAGACTTAGCAACCGGCTTTTGTAGCAGGATTCGCAAGAGCCTAATTACATCGTCATCCTCAAGGGGCTTGTTGGCGGGTACCGTCAGCCTATTTCGTTCGTATCTTCCAACAGACTTCTTAGGCTTAGCCCCACCAGAAAAGGCAAACAAAGCTGGACGACTTCCACTTTCAAGATCAAACTCAAACCCCTTTGCAGATCCTTCCCTCAGGCGGTCGATCAACTCGTCAATGTTGAGGTCAACCTGGCGAACAGGCTTCTTCACCTGGCGTGGGCCAACAAACTTTCGCTCCCCTTCAGCAACCATGCTGCGTCCGCTTGGACGACGGGGGGCAGGACCTTCAACTGGCAGACGGGGTGTGCGACCCTGGACTTCTTCCGGATAGGGACCAGGAAGGTCCATACGTCGAATGATCTTGCCCTCTACGTCCTGAGCCAAGGTCCCCCCACCTGCGAGGCGACCAAGAATGGCATCAGCGGCACCGACCTTGTCCATGACTCCAGACCGCATCAGGTCTTCAACCATGCGGTTCTTCAGGGAGGTGGCCACTTCTCTGGTGATCTTCTTGGCTTCAAGTGCCTTGTCCACTTTGGCGTAGTAGTCGCGAACAGACTTTGCCACCTTTGCTGTGGGGACATCGTTGATGTTACTGATGATGTCTTCCCGCATTGAGCTGAAGTCCGCCATCTTTGGATCACGCGCGCCTGCAATGGCCGATTCGCCAAACTGCTTGGACTTGGGCGCGCCACTTCCCCCCACGCTCTCTCGAAGGCGGGTGACTTCACGTGCTTCCTTGCTTACGACATCCTTGGCCTCAACAGGGAACACAGCAGACAGTCGAGCCTGACTGGCACCCTTCTTGATGGCTGCCTTGTCCTCTTCGCTTAGACCCTTGCGAATGGTGGCCTGCACCTTTTGGGTGCCCTTGATGAGGCGGCGCTTCTTGTCCTTCTTTTCGCCTGCACCCTTGGCAAGAGCTTGAGATTCAAACTTGGATAGGGTGCGTCGGCGGGTACCCTCAGGGATCTCGCCTGGCATGACACCCTTGCCTCGCTGAGCTTCACGCTGCCTGGTCATCATGTCAAGGGCAGCGGTAATGGAGCGTCGATCGGCAGGAGTCAGATCTTCCATGCCGAGCTTGGTAAAGTGCTTGGATCCCGTGTCCACAAAGGATTTTGCTGCTTGCAGCTTGGCAGCCTCGGTGGAGGTGGCAAGACGTTGGCCCTCACGGGGAGGAAGCTTTCGAAGTGAGGCTTCCATCTTCTTGAGCTGCTGCAGCTCCAAGATGGCGCCCTTGATGTTTTCAAGATCTGGGCCAGGTGAGGTGGCCAGACGCTTGACCTTCAAGTCCTTGAGGAGTTGGTCAACAGGGACCACACGCTTGTTGTCATAGGTACGAAGACCAACCTTGCCGGAAGACGTCAAACCGGCACGAGCACCAGGGAACACTGCAAGGAGGGCTTTTTCGCCACCTTGTGCGCTTACTGGAAGTCGTGGGAGTTTGGCCATCAGCGTTGGATCTTGGCTTGGGTGTCTTTCAGTCGGGCGACCACTTCGCCTGCCGCTGATCTTAACGTGCCGGGTTTCACTATGCCAAACATCTTGCGGCCCTGCTCCAGCATGGAGACCGTGTCATCGAGGTTGTCGATGATCTCTTGTGGGGGAAGTGAGTTGCGAGTGCCGGGTCTGTGTTGGGAGCCGGGCAGTGAGAAGTCGGGGGCGCCAGGGCGGGTGATGGTGCGCATCGCCAGCATGAAGGCGATGAGATCGACGAGGACGCGATCGCCGCGTGCGTGGATGAGCGGGACGTTCAGCTGGCGGCAGAGTTGACGAAAGCCCCGGCGCGTGAGGCCAAGAGCTGCAAGCTCTCGGATGATGTAGTCCTCACCCACAAGCCGCATCCCCCCACCGAAGGAGATGTACATCAGGTTGGTGGACATCAGAAGATGCCGCGCTGGCGGCTAGCCATGTCCTCAATAAGGCGGCGCTTCAGTTCACGAATGCGCTGCAGCTCAATGGCTTCAGCAGGCCCAATCTGTCCAAGAGTCATACGGGCTTCAGCCATGTTGAGTGCCTCAAGCGCCTGCTGTGGGTTGGGCATCAGACCCTCATCGCGGAAGCGCTGTGCCTCAGAAGCTCCAACACTCTGTGGGTAAGTTCCTCGTGTGTCAAAGCTACGGGGCTGCGAAACCATGGCCGCATCCTGCGTGGGAGCGGGTCGGTTCATGGGCTGCATTTGATTGGCGGGCAGCCGGAAGTTGGGCGAGCCGGGGACATTGGCGTAGCCCTCTCGGGTGCCGGTGTTAATCATTGCAGGGAGTCGGCCACCCTGATACTGGCCATGGCCAGTCATGATGTTGATGGCGTTTTCTTGGTCGCTGACACCGGGTTGCTCGGAACCTTCGGTCAGTCGGCGGTACTGTTCGGGAGTGATCTCGCCGTTGTACAGGGCCTGCACGTAGGGATCAGGCTGGCCAGCCGAAGTCGGGCTGAACTTACCGAGCATGGGTCCGAACTGGGTGCCGGTCATGCCAGGGGTAATGCGCGTCATCTCGGGGGCGGGTGCCGTGGCGGGTGCCGTAGTGCCGTAGCCAGCACGTCCTCGGATCTCCTCAACAGGGTCGTAGGAACGATCGGCAGCAGGCGGAGCGTTCTTAGCAGCGACACGAGCTCGTCGCTCCGAGAGCCATGCTTCGTGTTGTTCAGCCTTCTTGGCCTTTTCTGTCTCCTGTCGGTTTGCGCGCTCGTAACGTGAAATGTCGCCAGAGATACCACGGAGCTGGCTCATGAGGTCGCTGATGCGGAGTTCGCTTGCGCGAAGGACTCCACGGTCGACACCGCCCATGGCAATGAGTTCTTGGTAGGCAGTGCGCTCTTTGTCAAGCTGCTCAAGCAAGTTCTTTTCCTTCGCTTGCAGCTCAGTAACACGGTCGGCATAACCGCCGCTGGCCGCCGGGGTTGCAGCGGAGGCAGCGGCCGGAGCAGCGGCCGGAGTAGAGGGCGTTGCGGCTCCGGTGCTGACGCCGTAGCCACCAGCAGCGCCCTTGGCTCGGATGTCCTCGACCGAGTCGTAGGACTTGTCGGCAGGAGCGTCGGGCTTGCCCATTGGATTCTCAGTCTTATTGCGATCAGGGAGGGTCACGTCCTTGATGGACTTGGCGGCGGCGTCACGGCGCTGAACAATTTCTCCAAGTCGACGCATGCAATCCTGCTTCTGGACGCTATCCTCTGGGTACTGGGCGCACTCCTGTGCGACCTGGTCCACCTGCTGCTCAAGCGACAGACCCCGTCTCGCCATGCCACGCATCTGCTCCATCT